TGGTGCGAAACGACCGCGGAGCATCGGTACATGATCGCCTCCCGCAAGGGGTGGCACGGGGACCAGCGACGGGACGCTCGCGCGGTGGCAGGGTGCGGTGGCAGGGCGAAAGAGGCGCTGCAGCAACATCGGCGCGAAATGGCTTGCGCGCGACGATAAATGACCGTAGGGGTAGACGCATGAGCAACGGAAACCAGATCCGCCGCGGCCGGCCGCCGCTCTACTTCGCCGAGGGCGCGGGCAAGGCGCATGCGGTGGGCTACGTGCGGCTGCTCCCGCGGGACGTGGAGCGGCTCGACCGCGTGACGGGGAACCGGGCGGAGTTCCTGCGGACGGCGACCCTCGAGGCGATCGCGCGCGAGGAGCAGGCGCTCGAGCGCGCGGCGCGCGAGGGCAGCAAGCACCACGAATGACCGCGCCGGCCTCGCTGTCTCAGGTCAAGTTCGCCCGGCTCGTGGGCCTGTCGCGCTCGCGTGTGGGGGCGCTCGTGCAAGAGGGCAAGCTCCCCTGCCTCGCGGACCGCTCGATCCCGATGCCCGCCGGCCTCGACGCGCTGCGCCTGCACCGCGGCGCGGGGGCCGACGAGCGGATCGCCGAGGCGCGCCGGCGCGCCGAGGATGGGGCCGCGCCCCTGCCCGCCGAGGCGCGCCCGCCAGGCGACAACGCCGAGGAGGTGGCGCTCGCCCGCGAGCACCGGCGGGCGCAGACGGCGAAGGCGACCACCGCGGCCGCGCTGGCGGAGCTCGAGATCGCCCGGCGCCGCGGCGAGCTCGTGCCGCTCTCCGAGGTCGAGGCGGAGGCGCGCGAGGTGGCGGGCGCGATCCGCGAGCGCCTGCTCTCGCTCCCGTCCCGGGTGGCGCTCGCGATCGAGGGCCTCGCGGCGCGGACCGAGGGGCCGCCGAGGTCGGCGGCGATCGAGGCGGTGATCCTCGACGAGGTGAACGTCGCGCTGCGCGAGTTGTCGGGATCTCGGTTCGCCGGCGGCGGGGACGATGCGGCGGAGGCCAGCGCGTGAGCCCGGCGCGCGGGTGGGGCGCGGCTGCGCTCGAGACGCTCACCCCGCGCGAGCGCCTCGACCTGCCCGCGTGGGCCGATCGCTTCCGGGTGGTGGCGCGCGGCACCTCGCCCGAGGCGGGCCCGTGGCGCACGTCGCGCGTCCCCTACCTGCGCGAGCCGATGGAAGCGATCTCGGATCCCGACGTCGAGCGCGTGATCTGCATGTGGGGATCGCAGCTCGGCAAGACGGACGGGATCCTGCTCAACTCGATCGGCTACTACGCCGCGCAGGATCCTTCCCCGACGCTGCTAGTGCAGCCGACGGAGATCGCCGCGCTCGCGTTCGTGAAGGAGCGCGTCGACCCCACCTTCCGCAACTCGCCGGCGCTGCGCGGCCTGCTCTCGACGGGGAAGCGCGACCCCGACAATACCGCCGTGTTCAAGGCGTTCCCCGGCGCCTACCTCGCGTGCGCGTGGGCAACGTCGGCCGTCTCGCTCGCCTCGCGCCCGATCCGGGTGGTGCTCGCCGACGAGATCGATCGGTGGCCCCTATCGACGGGGAAAGACGGCGACCCGTGGGCGCAGGCGGTGCAGCGCACAAGCAACTTCCACAATCGGAAGATCGTCGCCGTCTCGACCCCGCTAATCGAAGGGGAGTCGCGCATTGAAGCGCTCTACGAGGAGACGGATCAACGTCGCTGCTACGTGCCGTGCCCGTTGTGCGGCGTGCTGCAGGTGCTCACGTGGGAGCGCGTGCGCTACAAGACGCACGGGGGCGATCCCGACCTGGATCGGATCTCCTACAACTGCGAGCATTGCGATCGGCTCGTCGACGAGCGCGACAAGCCGGCGATGCTTGCCGATTGCTCGTGGCAGCCGGCCCATCCCCAGGTCGAGCGGCGGCGCGGCTTTCAGCTCTCGGCGCTCTATTCGCCGTGGGTTCGCTGGCGCGAGCTCGCCGAGGAGTGGATCCGAGCGACGGGCAACCGCGATCGAAACGGGTTGCAGGAGTTCGTGAACCTACGCCTCGGCGAGCCGTGGGCGGTCGAGGCGCAACAGGTGACGGCCGACGGGCTCGACCGCAACCGGATCGACTACGCGGCGCCGGTGCCCGCCGGGGTGCTTGTGCTAACGGCCGGGGTCGACGTGCAAGACAACCGCCTAGAGGTCGAGATCGTCGGGTGGGGCGAGGGGCGGCAGACGTGGGGGATCCACTACGCAATCCTCGCGGGCGACACGAGCGACAAGACGGCGGCCGGCCCGTGGGCGAAGCTCGACGCGCTGCTCGCGCGCTCGTGGGAGGCGGAAGGCCAGGCGCAGCCGCTCGCGCTGTGGGCGACCTGCATCGACTCGGGCGGCCACCGCACCGACGAGGTGTATGAATTTTGCCGCGACCGGCACGCGCGGAACGTGTTCCCGGTGAAGGGTCGCGGCGGGGGCGGAGTGCCGATCATCGGCAAGCCCACCCTGAACAAGTTCCGCTCGCCGCTCTACCCCGTCGGCGACGACGCGGCGAAGGAGGCGATCTATTCGCGGCTTCAATTGCAAACGCCAGGCCCGGGCTATTGCAACTTCCCGCGCGACGCCTCGACGGGCTATGACTCGGAATGGTTCCGGGGCCTGCTCTCCGAGCAGAAACGGGCGAAGGTGCGAGGCGGAAGGAAGGTCTACGTGTGGATCCAGCGCTACAGCAGAAACGAGCCGCTCGATTGCCGCAAGTATGCAACGGCGGCCCTCGAGTTGCTCAACCCCGACTTCCCCGCGCTCGCGGCCGCTCGGGCTGCGGCGACCGGCGGGGCGGCTCCTGCGGCGGCGCCCAAGGGTCGGCGCATCCTGTCGCCGGGGGTGCGGTGGTGACGCCGCGCCGGCTGGCGCTGCTCGCGCTGCTCGCGTGCGGCGGGTGCACCTCGATCACCCTCTCGCAACTGCGGCCCACGTTCCCCGCCGGCGAGCACCTCGAGGCGCGGTGCGACTTCCTCGAGCCGTTCCGGTCCGAGGTCAACGCGAGCCTCGCGCGCGCCTATCGCGACGGGTGGCGCGTGGCGATCATCGGGCAGGAGGTCACGAGCCTCGGCGCGCTGACGCTCTCAACGGCGCAGGTGGTATGCCTCGAGCGCATCGCGCCCGCCGCGGCACCGGCACCGGCACCGCCTCGCGGCAAGCCCTTGGCGAGCGATGGCACGATCGATCCGCCCGGGCCGCCCGACCCGCGCGCCGATGGCACGATCGATCCGCCGTAGCGGGTTGACGCGGGCGCGGATCCGTGGCCCTTTGATCGCGTGGCCCTGACACTGGACGAAGCGCAAGCGCTCCGCGCGGCGTGGCTCGCGGCGGAGCTGGCGGTCGCCTCGGGGCAGAGCTACGAGATCGGCGGCCGCTCGCTCACCCGCGCCGATGCGCGCTACATCGGCGAGCGCTTCGCCTACTACGATCGCGTCGTCACGGCGCTACAGGCCGGGCGCGCTCCCGGCCCGCGTGCGGTGCGCGTCATGCCGCGGGACCTGTAGCGCGTGGGCCTGCTCGATCGCGGCCGGCAGCTCCTCGGGGGCGCCCTCGAGGTGGCGGAGCAGGTAGCGCCGGGGTGGGCGCTGCGGCGCGAGGTGGCGCGCGCTCGCCGAGGCTTCCTCGCGCAAGGCTATTCGCAGCACGGCGCGAGCCGCAGCAACAAGGCGATGGCGGGATGGGTGACGGCGCGCGGCGGCCCCGACGCCGACATCACCCTGAATCTCGATCTGCTCCGCCAGCGCTCGCGCGATCTGTTCATGGGCGAGCCGCTCGCCTCGGGCGCGCTGCGGACCATCCGCACAAACGAGCTTGGCGCCGGGCTGCGGCTCAACGCGCAGATCGACGCCCGCTTGCTCGGGCTCACCGACGAGCAGGCGCTCGCATGGGAGGAGCACACCGAGCGCGAGTTCGCCCTGTGGGCGGGCACCTCGGCGTGCGACTCGGCGCGCCGCTGCAACTTCGGGGAGCTGCAGGAGCTCGCGCGCCTGTCTCAGCTCATGTCGGGCGACGTGTTCGCGTTGCTCCCGGCGATCGACCGCGGGGACCGCTACGATCTGCGCGTCAAGCTCCTCGAGGCCGATCGGGTGTGCGACCCGTGGCCCTACCCCGTCGGAAAGAACGTGCTCGGCGGGGTCGAGGTCGGGGAGGACGGCGAAGCGATCGCCTACTACGTCACGAAGATCCACCCGGGCGATCTCTTTTTGCCCGGCACCCTCGGCGGATACGGCGCCTTCGCCTACGGCGCGGTGAGCATGCCGCCGCTCACCGAAGGCGGGATCTACGGCGCCCAATGGAACAAGTGGGAGCGGATCGACGCCTACGGCGCCGAGACGGGGCGCCGCACCGTGCTTCACATCATGGACTCCGAGCGCCCGGGGCAGCGCCGCGGCGTGCCGGTGCTCGCCGCCGTCATGGAGCGGTTCAAGCAACTCAGCCGCTACAGCGACGCCGAGATCATGGCGGCTGTCGTGTCGGGATTCTTCACCGTCGCGATCACGTCGGAGCAGGCGCAGGCGCAGCCGGGGACGGTGCTCCCGCCCGGGCAGGTGGTGAGCGACCCCACCGACCCGACGGGCGACAAGGCGGTGCAACTCGGCAACGGGACGATCATGGAGCTCGCCCCCGGCGAAAAGGTCGAGGGGATCAACCCGGCCCGGCCGTCGGCGCAGTTCGAGCCGTTCGTCTCGGCGGTGTGCCGCCAGATCGCCGCCGGCCTCCCGGGCATGACGTACGGGCTCCTGCTCAAGACCTTCAACGCGAGCTATTCGGCGAGCCGCGCGGAGCTCCTCGAGGCGTGGAAGAGTTTCACCGTCGGTCGCCGGCGCATCGCGGAGCGGTTCTGTCAACCGATCTACGAACAGTGGCTCGAGGAGGCGATCCTCCGCGGCTACATCGACGCGCCGGGATTCTTCTCCGACCCCGTGATCCGCGCGGCGTGGTGCGGGGCGGAGTGGCACGGGCCGGCGCAGGGGCAGCTCGACCCGACGAAGGAAGTTGCGGCCGCCGAGGCTCGCGTCGCGGGCGGGTTCTCGACGCGCACGCGCGAGACGGCGGAGCTCACCGGCGGCAATTGGGAGCGCAACGCCCGGGTGCGCGAGCGCGAGGAGCGGATCCGTCGCGAGACGGGGGTGATACCATCGGTCACACCTCCCACCGGAAGCGGTGCAGATCCCGAGGCGCCCGGCGGCGCTTCCACCGACGACAAGGCGGCCAAGTGAAGATCCCCAAGGTCTACAACCTCAGCGTGCAGCGCGGCCCCGAGGGCGGGAAGCACCTCGACCTGCAGATCCACGGCGTCATCGATGGGGGATGGTGGGACGACGGGGAGAGCGTGAACACGGCCGCCGTGATCGCGCAGCTACAGGAGCACCGCGACGCGGCCACCATCCGCGCCCGGATCAACTCCGTCGGTGGCTCGGCGTTCGGGGGCATCGCGCTCTACAACGCCCTGCAGTCGCACGGCGCGCAGGTCGAGTGCATCGTCGAGGGCCTCGCGGCCTCGGCGGCGTCGGTGATCGCGATGGCGGGCACCACGAAGATCTGCCCCGGCGCGATGCTCATGATCCATTCGCCGTGGACGATGGCGCAGGGCAACGCCGAGGAGCTGCGCAAGACGGCCGACATGCTCGACAAGCTGCGCGACGCGCTCGGCGAGATCTACAGCGCCAAGACGGGCAAGAGCGCCGACGAGATCCGCGGGATGCTCGACGCCGAGACGTGGATGACCGCCGCCGAGGCGGTCGAGGCCGGCTTCGCCGACGTCGCGGTCGAGCACGAGCCCGCGGCCGGCGACCCCGAGCCCGACCCGGCCGACCCCGACGAGGGGAAGGAGGGCGAGGGCGAGGCCAAGGCGCGGATCGTGTGGGCGGGGGTGAAGTTCCCCGCCGGCGCGCTCCCCGAGCGGATCGCCGCGATGGCGCCCGCCGTCAAGCCGGCGCCGCAGGCCGCGCAGCCGCAGCCGGCCCCCGCGCCCGCCCCCGCGCCGGGCGCCCCCGCGCCCACCTCGCCGGCGGCTCCCGC